GGATGGAAATTTAACGCAGACACAGTTTGTTGGGGGGGACGGCAATTACATACAAGTAAGCCCGCTGAGCCATTTGTGACCTGCAAAACCGTCAGTGACCTTGGCGAGGAACCTATATATGCACAACACTCAGCCACAAAATGGGTATTCGAAACAGTGTGTGGTAACTTAAGACCAGTAGCACAAAGCCAAGGACAATTAGTAACAAAACATGTTGTGCGGGGCAAGTGTCCGATGTTTGAGTTGTATCTCAAGACACATCCTGAAAAGAGCGAATATTTCCAACAGTACATGGGAGCGTACAAGCCGAGTAGACTGAACCGGGAGGCATTTCTCAAAGATATCATGAAGTATTCAACCACGATCGAGGTTGGAAATGTCAATTGCGAGTTATTGGAGCAAGCTAGTCGCATGTTGATTCAAAAACTCGAGCAACTCGGGTTTCAAACCGTCAACTATATCACAGATGAAACTGAGATTTTTTCAGCTTTGAACATGAAAGCAGCTATGGGTGCTCTGTACAAGGGGAAGACGAAAGATTCTTTTGAAAACATAACTCAAGAAGACATGGAGAGATACTTGTTTGAAAGCTGTAAGAGATTATTCATGGGTAAGCTAGGTTTGTGGAATGGGTCCTTAAAAGCAGAGTTACGACCACTGGAGAAAGTGAATGCAAATAAGACACGAACATTCACGGCTGCACCAATTGACACACTGTTGGCAGGAAAAGTCTGTGTTGATGATTTCAACAACCAGTTTTACAGCATGAACATAAAAGCACCATGGACCGTTGGCATGACCAAGTTCTATGGGGGATGGAATGAATTGATGACCTCACTTCCAGATGGCTGGGTATATTGTGACGCGGATGGATCGCAATTTGATAGTTCACTGACACCATACCTGATTAATGAGATACTCAAATTGCGTCTACACTTTATGGAGAAATGGGATGTGGGTGAACAGATGCTTCGAAACTTGTACACAGAAATCGTGTATACACCCATTCTCACCCCTGATGGGACTATCATAAAGAAAAGCAAAGGAAACAACAGTGGACAGCCCTCAACCGTCGTGGACAACACCTTAATGGTTATCCTTGCAATGTTTTACACTTGTCTTATGCACGACATATCACAAGAACAAATCAGGTATTTTGTAAATGGAGATGATCTTTTGATTGCAATACATCCAAGCCAGGTCGAGAAATTGGAGAAATTCAAAGCAAGCTTTGCGGAACTTGGTTTGAAATATGAGTTTGATAGCATCACGGAAAGGAAGGAAGACTTATGGTTTATGTCACACCGAGCTATGTGGGTTGATGATATGTACATTCCCAAGCTAGAAGAGGAGAGAATCGTATCCATTCTAGAGTGGGATAGACCAAAAGAACCAACACATAGATTGGAAGCCATCTGTGCGGCTATGATTGAAGCATGGGGTTACACCGAACTCACGAATGAAATCAGGGAATTCTATGCATGGATTTTAGAGCAAGCTCCATATAGACAGTTAGCGCAGGAAGGAAAAGCTCCTTACCTGGCAGAAACAGCTCTCAAAAGGCTTTACACCGGAGTTGATCCAATCCCCGAGGAACTGGAGAAATACCTACAAGCATTGCGCGACAACGTCGTGCCGTTTGATGAAGATCTGTATTTCCAAGGGGATACGCTAGATGCTGGTGCACAGAAGAAGAAAGATTCACAACAGCAACCACCCGTGCAAACTGAGAGAACCAAAGATAAGGAGTTGGTTGGAAAAGATAAGGATGTGAACGCTGGGTCGAGTGGCACCTTCTCAGTGCCAAGACTTAAAGCTATAGCACCAAAACTACGATTCCCAAAAGTCAAGGGGCAAATTATCGTTAATCTTGATCATCTCCTTGAGTACAAACCACAACAACAAAGTATTTCGAACACTCGGTCCACGGACGAGCAGTTTGCGAAGTGGTATGAATCAGTTGGTGAGGCTTATGGAATCGAAGGCACTCAGCTCGAAGTGGTGATGAATGGCCTCATGGTTTGGTGTATTGAAAATGGAACGTCACCGAATATAAATGGCACTTGGGTTATGATGGATGGAGAGGAGCAGGTAACATACCCCTTGAAACCAGTGGTTGAGAATGCCCAGCCAACATTTCGACAGGTGATGACGCATTTCAGTGACCTTGCAGAGGCTTACATAGAGATGCGAAACAGGAGTGAGCCATATATGCCAAGGTATGGTTTACAACGCAATTTAACTGATATGAGCTTGGCTCGCTATGCGTTTGACTTTTACGAACTAAACTCTAAAACACCAAATAGAGCACGTGAAGCGCATATGCAAATGAAAGCTGCTGCTGTACGAAACAGTAGTAATAAACTCTTTGGCCTTGATGGCAATGTGGGTACAGCAGAAGAGGATACGGAGCGTCACACAGCACATGACGTGAATCGCAATATGCACACTTTGTTGGGAGTTCGCCAAGCATAAGTGCCGTCTATCCTTGCTTTCTGAAGGTTAACTACTATTTATCTTACACAATGTGCAGAGAGGTTTCCTTGTGTCACATTTATGCATTTATAGTTTAGTTTCCTCTCTCTATATGTTAGCATTGTGCCATAGTGAGGCTTCCTCGGGTATCTCTTCTTTCATATAGCGAGA